ATGGCAACATTTAAAGCAGTTGTTTTCCAAACTGGAAGACACATAAAACTAGATGGAACATCTAATATAAAGATTAGAATATATCATAATAGAGAGTCACAGTATATATCTACCGCTTATTATATCCGCCCTGAAAACATGGACGAATCCGGAAGAATCTTATCGGGAGTGACAAACGGAGAAATGATAGAATACGAAATAAATGCGTATATCCAGAAGATCCGGAGAGAATATTTAAAATTGGGGCAAGATAGAACACAATTCATGTCTTGCATGGATCTCAAGGAGGAAATAGAAAAATCTCTCGCTCCTGATGCTGAATTTATAGACTTCGTAGAATTCGCTCAAAACATAGTAATTCAGACGAAAAAGAAGAAAACAGCCGAATGGTACAGCTCTTCTATCGATACTCTATGCTGGTACACGAAAAGGAAAAAGATAGATATTAAGTTAATCACCTCATTCCTACTAAATAAGATGATAAAAGACCTGTATCAATCAGGCCCAGCAGGTATTCCGCTAGAACCTGGCACAATAAGCCATTATCTTAGAGGTTTAAGAGCATTATACAACAAAGCCAAACTCTATTATAACAACGAGGACTTCGATATCATAAGAATACCTGGTGATCCGTTTAAAAAGGCAGAGATTCCGGAGTATCGAAGAAAAAGAAAGAATATAGACATCAATACCTTATTAAGAATTCGAGATTTCCAGTCCGATAAAAGACGGACTAATATGGCACGAGACGTATTTATGATGATGTTTTACATGATGGGGGTCAACATCAACGACCTTTATAGTATTTCGTGCGAACGTCGTGGAAGATTAGAGTACACACGTTCAAAAACGAATACGGATAAGAATCACGAACAGGTACCACTTTCCGTAAAGATCGAACCGGAACTTCGCACACTTCTTGATAAATATACAGAAGGGTATTTCCTCTCCTACTTTCATACTAACTATTGCAGCTTGAACAATTTCATGCGTGCAATCAATAGTGGGCTGAAAGACATTTGCTTAAATTTAGAGATTGATTTTAAAGTTACTACTAATTGGGCGCGCCACACATGGGCTAGTTTAGCAAGAAATAAAGCCGGAGTACCAAAAGCTGACATCGACTTCTGTCTTGGCCATGTGAACAATGACTATAAAATGGCTGATATTTACATTGATATAGATTATAGTATTTGCGACAAGGCAAATCGCGCTGTATTGGATTTATTGCAAAAAAAAGAAGAAAAAAAAGAGTGAAACGTTTGCAAATACAAAAACTCTCTCTATATTTGCAAATATAATGGTGTTGAGCTGGATAAAACAATGATTTTATCCGGCTTTTGTTGTTCCTATACAATTTAATAGCTTTTAATTACTGAAACCTATCTCCTCTTTATGTTATGCGCCAAAAAACAATGACGCATGGAAATTACAGTATCAAAAACAGCTTTATCAGATAAGCTAAAATCAGTCGGGCGAATTATACAGCCTAAAAACTCATTACCTGCCTATGACAACTTTTTGTTTGTTATAGATGAATTTGGAGTCATTCTAGTAACCGCAGGTGAAGAAGGTGGACGCATCTCTACAAACATAGATGGTACCGCAGACTTCACCAATTACACTTTCATGGCTAATGCAAAAACATTACTTGACGGACTAAAAGAAATTCCCGAACAACCTTTGATTATATCCATCCTTGAAAAGGAATTGATTGTCAAGTATGCAAACGGTAAGTTCTCAATACCTATTGAGAAAGGAGATCAATACCCATCTATGAGTACGGATGATACCGCCAGCCCATTTCTTGTATCAGGCAATGATTTATTATACGGAATAAGGCAAGTTTTGATCTGTAGTGCCAATGATGAACTCCGTCCGGTACTGAATGGTGTCTATTTTGATATCGGTTTAGATTCAATGTCATTTGTCGCAACAGATGGTACCCGCCTAGCAATGATTGAGAATCCATCTGCTTATACGCGCAAGGAACGGGCGGCCTTTATCCTGCCGAGCAAGTTTGCTAAAGTACTTTCTAACATTGTTCCGGAAGATTGCATGGAAGTAGAGATATCGGTAAATCAGACTAATATTTTATTTGAGTTTGATTCATACCGGTTAATCTGCCGTATGATCGAAGGCCGGTATCCTAACTATCGCGCTGTTATTCCTCAAAAGCAACCAAATCGTGCTGTATTAAAGAAAGCTGATATTGTGTCAGCTTTAAAGCGCGTATCTGTCTTCTGTGATGAAAGTTCGTCTTTGGTAGTCCTCAAGTTCGATTCTGACTCTCTTAAAATTGCAGCTCATGATTTAGATTTTTCTAAGTCTGCAGAAGAAACGATTACCCTGCAGTCAGGCTGTAATATTGAAATCGGCTTTAGAAGTAGCTTCTTGATTGAAATGATGAATAACATTCCTTCGGAAGATATTGCCATCACTATGAGCGATCCATCGCAGGCTTCACTTCTTACCCGCTGCGACGAAGAAGTAAAAAGCTTAACCTATCTATTAATGCCTTTATCAATTAATAATTAAAGTCATGGGAAAAGAGAACCAATCATTTAAACAGGTTATTCAATCTTATTTAGAGCAACGTGCAAAGAGAGATTCCCTCTTTGCCACCTCTTTTGCGAAGCAAAATAAGAATATAGATGAATGTTGCAATTACATTATAGGTGAAGCTAAAAAACGTGGTGGTAGTGTTGTATGTATGTCTGATGATGAAGTATTCGGATTAGCAGTTCATTACTACGATGAAGATGATATCAAAGTTAGTAAGCAAACCAATTATAAGGTATCAGCTGGAAATGTGAAAAAAGAAGCATCTACAGAACAACCAGAAATTAAAAAGCCTGCTTCTGCCCCTAATAAGCGTAAAGGGATGAAAAAGCAAATACCTTCCGGACAATTTTTATTATTTGAAGACTTATGAAGCCAAGAACGAAATTACAGCTTAGAGTAGCAGGTTTAAGTAGCCAGCTACCTAATATTGAGAATATGATGATTGACTGGGCTAAAAGCGATTGTTTAAAACATATAGGATATGCAACCAAGTCACGTGCTATATGTATGGAGTGCGGGCAGCGCTTCTCTCCAGAACTTGTAAAACGTAAGCGTGCTATTTGTCCTCATTGTGGTGCATCCTTGAAGATAGAACAGTCAAGGAAGCGTACAGACAAACAATCGATGTTTATTGCCAAAGCGGAAATTTGTGAAGAATTCCAAGTTATCCGAAGCTTTGAATTGATTGCTTACTATCAGGCAGAAGCGAATCCTCGTTATTTTATTCGTGAGATACTGCAACATTGGATAAAAGATGATGGCAACCGGGAGGTAGTAGCTCGTGCTAACAATACGGGACATTGTGGATGGTGTGGAGATTTGGAGATACGTAATAAAGTTGTTGGATCATATTATTACAGTTGTAGTAATGATGTTTATTGTGAACGCTATCATCCAGCCTCCGTCTTTAGACCTAAGTATATTCAAATGGGTATAGATTGTAAATTACGCGGTATGTCATTTCTTACTGCTACCAATATAATTCCCCATTCTCCCAAGGCTGAAACACTTCTAAAGGCAAGACGTTATGAATTAATAGATCATTTCGAGGGACACCGTTACAAGATTGATATGTATTGGCCGTCTATTAAAATTTGCCTTCGAAATAAATATCGGATTAAGGATGTTTCCATGTGGTTTGATTATCTGAAACTACTTGAACATTATCGTAAGGATCTGCATAACGCCCATTACGTTTGTCCTAAGAATCTAAAAAAAGCCCATGACTTGTATGTGGCGAGAAAGAAACGTGATGATGAAAAAGAACGCAAGGCTAAAGAAATGCAACAATTGCTTAAACTCAAGAAGGATGCAGAGAATTATATCAAAGAAAAATCGAAGTTCTTTGACCTAAAAATGTCTGATGGTAAAATAGTCGTAGTACCGCTCAAAAGTCTTGAAGAGTTTCAACAAGAAGGTGAAATCATGCACCATTGCGTCTTTACAAATAAATATTATAAAGAAAAGGATTCACTCATTCTTTCTGCTCGAATCGGCAAGAAACATATTGAGACCGTAGAGGTCAATTTAAAAACATTCAGTATTGTTCAGTCCCGTGGAGCCTGCAATAGTAATACCGAGTACCATAACCGTATTATCGGACTCGTGAAAAAAAATATGAACTTAATACGTCAGAAACTGACGGCATAGCATACAATGACCTATATAGATTATATAAACCAATTTTGGAAGATGAATCGAAGTGTAGAATTCAGCCCGAACGAAGTCTTTTTGTACTTCTATCTCTTGAATGAGTGCAATATTCGGGGTTGGCAGAATCCGTTTGAGCATCCCAACAAGACTATCGTCCTCGCAACCGGTATATCAGAGAAAACCGTCATTGAAGTTAGGAACAGATTGCAGCAAAAAGGTTTAATAACCTTCGAATCGGGTAAGAAGAATGCGAAATCGCCAGTTTATTACTTACTTGACGAAAGTAAAACGGTAAGTAAAGAGGTAAGTAAAAGAGTAAGTAAAAGAGTAAGTAAAACGGTAAACATTAATAATAAGACTAAAGACAATAAGACTATAACTCTCTCACGCGCATGCGTGGGAGAGCTGTTTCCGGAAGATAGTTTTTTCGATAAGTCTTTAGAAGAATGCTATCAGGAACTGAAATCTAATCAGTCATGGGCGGAAACTGTAACGATGAATACTCGTTCTTCCGGTTATGATGAATTTACGATAGAAGCCTTTTACGAGTGTTTGAAGCAATTCTTTATGAAACTACAAAATGAGGGTGAAACGACAAAGTCGCCAAAAGGCGCGATGTCTCACTTTGCCCGATGGTTGAAATTAGAACTAAGCAACAAAAAAGATGGAAAAAGTAAGAGAACAGATACAGATTCAGAAACAAAAATTAAAGTGCGGACCATCAAGCTATGACCCGATTGCTTTTAAGAATTCGATGAATTTGTTCCGAAGATGTTGTTTATATGTATGCCCAAATTTTTGCGTTGACGATCGAAATCGCGAAATCATGAATGAGATTTTTTTATATCTCATCGGAGGGTCGAACGTTTTAGACCGCAGCAAAGGATTGTGGCTATATGGTTCTGTAGGAACCGGAAAATCCTGCATATTGAAAATCATACAGATGTATGACAGGTATAGCAACGGAAAAGACAAAACAGGATATTACCTACAGGGAGGATTCCCGATAGAGGCAGCAGCTTTCGTAGCTAACCAGTATTGCAAGAAAGGCATTGACGGAATCTTAAGTTATGACGGTTCAAATGGAATAGCGTTAGGTCTGGATGAAGTCGGACGAGAGCCTAAGGTAAAGCATTACGGGACAGAGATGGATGTGATACAGTACATACTTCAAATGAGATACGACAACAGGAGAAGTTGTACAACATTCGTGACTACTAATTTATTTCCGGAAGAGATTCATTTAAAATATGGGGAATATATTGCCGATCGAGTTAACGAAATGTTTAATGTTGTGGAAATCGGAGGTAAAAGTCGAAGATAATTGTATCTTTGAAAACTATTATAAAAAAACAAAAAACCATGAAAGAAAAAAAACAGCAACAAGAAGATGATAATCAATTTAACATGAACCTTCTTTACGCACCTGAATTAGAAAAAGCTGTATTGGGTACATTAATGACTGACAAAAAGGCTTATGCGTTAATAAGTGATATTCTTCGTCCAGAATCTTTTTACGAATATCAACATCAACTGATATATGCTGCAATAATTACCCTCGCGGTCAATCAAATGCCGATAGATATTCTAACTGTAAAGGAGCAACTTAGCAAACGAGGCGAATTAGATAAAATTGGAGGACCAGCTTATATAACTCACTTGAGTAGCAAAGTAGCATCATCGTCTCAAACGCAGTATCACGCCCGAATCATTGCACAAAAGTATATATCCCGCCAATTACTTGCACTTGCAACAGATATTCGCTTAAAAGTATTCGATGAAACCCAAGATGTAGAAGATTTAATTTCGGAAATCAGAGGAAAGCTGACTGATATATCCTCATTAAATACGGAACATGATTGTATTCAGATTAACCCCGTGATTGATGAAGTCTATAAACTAATTCAGAAGGCAGCTACACGAACTGATGGACTAAGTGGTTTGGAAAGTGGATTCACTAGATTGGATAAAATGACATGTGGCTGGCAGAATGGTGATTTGATTACTATAGGAGCACGTCCTGCAATGGGGAAAACAGCATTTATTATATCTATGCTAAGAAATATGGCGGTCAACTTCAGAATTCCAGTCGCTTTGTTTTCTCTTGAAATGAGCAATGTGCAGTTAGTCAATCGTCTTATCACCAATGTCTGCGAAATTCCAAGTGAGAAAATCAAGAGCGGACAGCTTGCCTGTTATGAGTGGCAGCAATTGGACTATAAACTAAAAGATTTGCAAGACGCTCCTCTTTATGTAGATGACTCACCACTTATGAAAATGGATATTTTGTGTAATAAGGCACATTATTTAGTAAAAGAAAAGGGTGTTAAGTTGATTGCTATCGACTATGTTCAATTGTTATATAATGACATCAAATATACAGAGAATAGATATTCGGAAATAAATTACTTCACAAGAAGATTAAAATCTTTAGCAAAAGAGCTGAATATTCCTATTATTATTACATCGCAATTGAATCGGGCAATTGAATCTCGTGAAGGGATTGATGCTAAACGTCCTCAGTTAATAGATTTACGTGATAGTGGTACATTATGCGATGATTCTGATATGGTTCTTTTTTTACATCGGCCAGAATATTATAAGATTTTTCAAGATGATCGAGGAAACGATATGCGAGGTATGGCAGAAGTAATTATTGCTAAGCATCGTAACGGTGCACTAGGTGAAATATTATTGCGATTCAAAGGCGAATTCTGTCGCTTTTCAAATCCAGAGGAAGACATATGTATTCCCATGCCTGGTGAACCCATCGGTACGAAACTTGGTTCTTCTTCAATCTCTAAAACCAAAGTGCCATTCTCTATAGATAATCAAATTAAAGATGATGGTCCATTACCTTTTTAAAATATTCGCTGAATTAATTTTCTCTTCAATATTTTTTCTATCTTTGTAAAAGAATGGTGTTGCGCCGGATTTTGAAGAAAAAATCCGGCATTTGTTATTTGTAAGTTACTGAAACACTAAAGTATTCTCTTTGCTATGTCATACTTAATTTAAAAAATTAAAATTATGGCAAGTGAAGCAGTAAATAATTACATAACTAAACGCTACGAACGCTGGCTTGATTACTCTTTGTATCATTGTGGGCTTGCTGGTATTTCAGACGAAGCAACAGACGTCTTGAATGAGGTCATTTGTTCGCTCCTTCAAAAGAAAAGCAGGTTACTGGATAAATTACTTGAGACAAAAAGAAATGGCTATACAGAACTTGATTTCTTTGTTTTGAAGATGATAAAGCTAAACGCATCCTCTCCTACTTCACAGTATAGGAGTAGATACAAGCCCCTGCCTGTGGATGATAATGTAGATTATTCCAGGCTAGATATTGAGGATATTTCAGATGAATCAGAAGATCGAAACGCTGAAATATTAGACAAGCTGCACATAGTAAGGGAAACATTCGAAAGCCTAAACCTTGGTACGACAGCTACCCGCGTTTTTGAGTATCGTTTCTTCCAGGATGGCAATTTCTCTGAATGGGAAGGCCCAGAGACATTGAAACAACTATATGAGATTTATAACGGAGTGCAGGAACTTATTAGAAAGAAAATTAATGGAAGTTCATTGTTCTAATTTGCAATATTATTACTTTTGGTAAAAAAATAACAAAGACATGACTACAGAAGAAAATATGATTCCAATAGAACCTTATCTTAAGGACTTTAAACAATATCTTGACGCTAATTCAAGATGCATATTATCAGCTAAATTCGGCAATGGGAAAAGCTACTTTATCAGTAGTTTTATTAAAGAATATTCAAATGATTATCTGTTCATTCCGATATATCCTGTAAATTATCAAGTAATGGATAATAAAGACATATTTGAATTGATAAAAAGGGATATATTAATTAAACTACTTTCAAGTGAGGAGATTAATATCAATGAAATAGAATTGAATGCGGCTTCTTTGTTCTATTACTTTTTCACAAATAATCAAGAAGATAAGTTTTTGGATATTTTGAGCATAATCCCGGATATAAACATCTATGGAATTGACATTAATATTAGCTATGTTATTAAAAAGCTCAAAGAAGTAAAGGATAAATTTGCAACATATAAAAAACAATTTAAGTCAGATGATGAAACATATGAATCATATATCACCCAATTCGACTCACTAAAAGGTTCAATATATGAATTTGATACTATTTCGCAATTAATTTGTGACATCATTCGAGAATATAAAAATAAGAATCCAACAAAAGAGGTTGTACTAATTATAGAAGATCTTGATAGAATAGATCCTGCTCACATTTTCAGGATACTCAATGTTTTCTCCGCTCATTTTGATAGATATACTCCTGGACTGGTGGAATTTGATAAAACATGTGGAGATAACAAGTTTTGCTTAGATAAAATAGTCACAGTCTGCGATATTAATAATATCAAGAAGATATATGCCCATGTCTATGGAAAAGAGACTGACTTCATTGGTTACATAAGTAAATTTTCAAATAGTAAAGCATATGATTATTCTTTAACGGAGAAAATTAAGGAATTTCTTATTAATACATTGCTAGATAAAGACTTATTGAAATATCCTCAAATCTGTGACAGTCTTTCAGATTTGATTGTATCGTCAATGGATGAAAAAAGCACTGTAAAAAGTAATTTACGAATAATAAAAGAACGTATAGTTAATGCTAATAATTTAATAAGAAGCAAAAGTATAAATTTAAATCAAAGATTTGCAGGAAAATATATAACCTCTGATTCAGACTTTACAAAGTTGTTAGCTTTACTGAAAGCATTTGGATTTAGTTTTAATAATCTTAAAATAGAGTCTACTTTTGATGAATTTGTGAGAATCATAGGTAAATACTGGATATTAGCGGCTATATTTGGAAGGAACATTATTTTTGAACCTTGTAATAACAATATAAAAGTTGCGTATTACCGAGAAATAAGACAAGGAATTGGGGATTGGCTACAGTCAGATCCTATTTATAACTGCATTGATGGTGATCAAATTTTAGACTTTGATATATCAAATTGGGATGCAGAAGCTACAGTTCCATCATATATCTTTGACCAGATACACAATATAGTGAATTATCTAAATAGAGTATTCATTATTTAGATTAAATAAAACACAGTTTTAGTAGAGGAGCTTAATACAGAAAAACAGCCAAGGAGTCTATATTTTAGTTGAAATTCCTTGGTCATGAAAGAAAATGTAGAAATTAAAATTGATCCCCGGAACTATCGTATCCATGGGGACGAAAACAAGCGGCTTATCCACAAAAGCCTGGTTGAATGTGGAGCTGGTCTGTCCGTGTTGGCCGACCGTGATAATGTGTTAATCGCTGGAAACGGCGTCTATGAAGAAGCTCAAAAGCTAGGACTCAAAGTACGAATTATCGAGTCTGACGGCAAAGAGCTAGTTGTAATCAAGCGTACCGACTTATCTACGGAAGATGAAAAGAGGAAATTGCTAGCTCTAGCGGATAACCATACTTCCGATACTTCTGAATTTGATTTGGATTTGGTGATAGAGAACTTCTCGGCTGATATATTGAACGATTGGGAGTTTTCCGTAGACGATATTGAATTTTTGGCCGATATCCCTAATTCTGACGATGAGAAAGATAATAATCTTTATACAAAGAAAATAGTATCTCCAATCTATACACCGACCGGCAATAAACCTGCAATATCAGAACTCTATAATCTTGAAACTTACAATTGTCTGGTGAAACAAATTCAGGATTGTAATTTAGACAAGCATACTAAAAAATTTCTTCAGATTGCAGCTTCAAGGCACATTGTTTTCGATTATGGAAAAATTGCTGAATTTTATGCTCATTCAAACAGCATCATTCAATATTTAATGGAAAATTCAGCTCTTGTCATTATAGATTTTAATAAAGCTATTGAACTAGGATATGTTTGTTTAAAGAAAGAATTGTCAGACTCATATTTGGAGGATTATAGCAATGATGAAAAATAATTGCTTCGTTGCATTGATACTTACACATGGGCGTCCAGACAATGTACATACAGTAAAAACATTACGGAAATGTGGCTATACAGGTGATATTATCATAGTATTAGATAATGAAGATCTGAAGATAGATCGTTATCGTAAAAACTATGAAAACATATATGTATTCGACAAAAAAGAAATAGCATCAGAAACAGATGAGGGTGATAATTTCAATGATCGTCGAGCTATTATTTATGCGAGAAATGCTTCTTTTGAAATAGCAAAAGAAAAAGGCTACCAATATTTTATTGAGTTAGATGATGATTATACGGAATTCTCATACACTTATAATCAATACGGTGAAATGAAGCAGAAAAACATTATCAATCTTGATAAAGTACTTGATACTCTAATTGATTTCAAGAATAAAACATGTGCTTTAGCTGTTGCATTAGCTCAAAAGAGGAGATTTTATCGGAGGAAAGCAGAATAATATAGTTCGTGGTGAATTACTTAAACGGAAAGCTATGAACTCATTTATCTGTGATACAAACATGCCTTTTAAGTTTTTTGGTAAAATTAATGAAGATGTAAACACTTATACCTTACTGGGTAGCAGAGGAAATTTGTTTTTTCAGATACCTCATGTCTCACTGAATCAAGTAACAACCCAACAATCAAATGGCGGAATGACTGATATCTATTTGGATAGTGGGACTTATGTTAAGTCTTTCTACACAATTATGTATGCTCCTTCTTGTACAAAGATACGCCCAATGGGAAGCGTGTACAAACGCTTACATCATAGTATTAATTGGAATAATGCTGTTCCCAAAATAATTCCAGAAGGTTGTAAAAGATAGCCTTTCTTTATATTTTGATTATAGAAGATTATTCAAGTTAAAGAATGGGTTATTTCATTTTAGTTTTAGTTAGTTATAGTTTATGACAGAGAAGAAGAATCCGGCCGAGAAGAAAAAAAGAGGGCGTAAATCAGAATACAGAATAGAGTATGCCGATCAAGCTCTAAAGCTTTGTTTGTTGGGTGCAACAGATAAAGAGCTCGCCGAATTCTTCTCTGTTTCAGAGCAAACCTTAAACAAATGGAAAAAAGACTATCCCGAATTTCTTGAGTCCCTAAAAAAAGGAAAGAATATTGCGGATGCGAACGTTGCATCTCGGTTATATAATCGTGCTATCGGTTATTCCTGTAAGGCAACAAAATTTGCAACATCCGAAGGAAGAATAACAGACTCAAAAGAATATATTGAGCATTACCCACCTGATACGACAGCCGCTATATTCTGGCTGAAGAACCGGCAGCCGGAGAAATGGAGAGACAAAAAAGAAATTGATGCAAATGTGAACCTTGGTGATGAATTGGAAGGATTGAGTGACGAACAACTACAGGCTATAATTGATGGCAAAGAAGAAGAGTAAAAGACATATATTGATTCGTAAAGCAAAAGCTGCTACCATACTCCGCAAACGAATAGCAAAGAAAGACTTCTGGGCGTTTTGTTTGTACTATGATCCGAAGTTTTTCTCTAAACGTCTGTTCCTAAAAAAGGTCGCAGAAGCGTTCATGCGTGTGTATGAATCATATTCTGCCGGCATAATCTACCGTCTTGCTGTCAGTATGCCGCCACGTGCCGGAAAGTCTTATATATCTTCTCTATTCATTGCTTGGATGTACGGACACTTTCCGGAAGAGTCAGTTATGCGTAACTGTTGTTCGGATACTCTCTATAATAAACTATCATACGATACTCGAGATGTTGTGAAATCTAGGCGTTTTAAAGAAATATTTCCCGATATCCATTTAAAGGGTGATAAGCAGAATGTCAAGAGCTGGAGTGTGGAAGGCGCACGACAAGTATCCTACTTCGGTGGTGGTGTTGGTGGTACCGTTATTGGATTTGGTGCATCAATGCTTGCCATGACGGATGACTTGTACAAGAGTCTGGAAGATGCATTATCGGATAATAACAATGAAAAGGTATGGTCTTGGAAGCAGGGTACGCATGACTCCCGTATTGAAGGAAGTTGCTGTATGATTGATATTGGTACTCGCTGGTCCTCTAATGATGTCCTTGGACGCATGGAAGAAGCCGGCAAGTACAATGAAATCATTCGTATTGCTGCGCTGGATGAGAATGATGAAACTTTCTGCGCCGATGTTCATACTACAGAATATTACAAGGAATTACGTTCTGAAACAGACGAAAGCATTTGGATGGCCGAGTATATGCAAGAGCCGTTTGAGGCGAAAGGATTATTATTTCCGAAGTCTTCTCTTATGCGTTTTAAACTTGCTGATATTGCTGGTAAAAAGCCGGATGGTGTTATCGGTGCGTGTGATACGGCCGATAAGGGGGATGATGATTTTTGCGCTCCGTTTGCAAAGGTATTCGGTCAGAAATATTTCATTACCGATGTGTTGTTTACAAAAGAACCTGTGGAAGTTACAGAACCACATTTGGCACAAATGGTGATAGATACGGAATGCGACCAGTTGCGTATCGAGTCAAACAATGGTGGGCGTATATTCGCTATCAATGTGCGTAAACTTGTTACCACGAAAAGAAAATCCTGCCTTATCCAAGCGCGTCCTACTACTCAGCATAAAGAAACTCGTATTCTGATGAAAGCCGGCTGGATAAAAAAGCATTGCGCATTTCTTGATGAAACAGAATACACTAAAGGTTCTGACTACGGGCGTTTTATGAAAGCTCTTACAAATTATAAGCGTGAGGGAGATAATGCTCATGATGATGCACCGGATGGATGCACTATTCTTGCAGAGTTTGCTGAATCAATTGGGTTGAATTTCAAAAAAATGGCTCGTAAGGTAGGACGTGGATAATGTTTTGTGGTACGCTTTTTGTATTTTAATTATAGTATTAATTAAAAAAATAATCTTATGCCAACAACAACAAATTTTAATGATTTTCTTTCTGTAGTAAATCTAGAAGATTATAATGAGATTTATGAATTAGCAAATGCAGCTAGTCAAGGAAAAAGTGGTAATTATTATGAAGTTACCCAAGAAGGGGATAAAATCTTTATTAAATGTGTCTATGCTGATGCAACTTTAGCTTTATTGTCAGAAGCGGCAAGAAATGCTTTTATATCAAAATTGGAGCAGGAATATATGGATGGTATGGACCAAGAAAGTTTCTGGGGATATAAGAGAGCTTTGGAAAAATCTGATGAAGAGGATGCTAGGCATGGTATTTAAAAGTTCTTAGATTTATATTGGTAGAGGATGCTGACAATTTGTCAACATCCTCTTGCTAATTATTGGAGTATATTTTATCTGGTGTTATATTTTAAGAGAAAAGTATATGCCAGGAATATCCGAAATATTGAGTAATGACGACTTTTCTCGAATAGTCAGTGATTTATGTGTAGATACCATAGAAGATAGAGACCCCAAAGAATATTTGGAGGAATATAACGGAGAACGCCGCCGTCGTAAAACTTCAGTAGGTTTCCGTGAACCTAAAAAAGTGGCTGTATATTCAGATACAGAGTTTGAAACAGACCCAAATACTGGCGAAGAAAAACCAAAACGTTTGGAAGATAAGACTGTGCCAGTTGCTAAGATTGTAACTAATATCCCAAAGAAGATAGTACGTACAGCAGCAGCTTTTTTGTTCGGTGGGGATATGATTGTATCGGCAGATAATATGGATGATGATAGCTTGCAAGACTTCAAGCAGGTATTTGTCCGTAAGCTTAAGATGAAATCTGTCTTTATGAGATTTGCTCGTATTGTACTATCTGAAACCAAAGGAGCGATTGTCTTTTATCCTGTAACGAAAAGCAATATTAAGGGAACGGATAAGGATGGAAGTCCTATCTTTAAAAAAGAAGTCGTATTAAAAGCCAAGATATTATCAACACCAAAGGATGATAATATAACCAATGAATTTTACCCGCATTTTGACGACGATGATGATATGGATGGCTTCATTCATAAATACACAACTATGGTTAATGGAAGAAGTTGTGAATGCGTGAAGATTTATACCGCTAATGAGATTATAACCGGAATCAATGATGGGCAGTGGGTTATAACAAAGGATAAGAATCTATTCGGGAAAATACCAGTTGTCTATGCAGAGGTAGACCAGCCGGACTGGGAAGATATAGCAGTTCTTATGGATGCGTATGAAATGCGCCTTTCTCGAATGTCAGATACTAATGACTATTTTGGAGACCCTATGCTAAAGACTTACGGCCAGACCAATTTACCTTCAAAGGAAACGGTGGGAAAGGAGTTGAATTTCTCCATGGAAGTGGATCCGGATACCGGAACTGCTTATCATGGTGATGCAGAATATTTATCCTGGCAGCAGTCTATTGATTCTCAGAAAGAGGAAATCGCAAACGAAAGGCATGAGATATTTTCCGGTGCTTCTTGTCCTGACCTCTCCTTTGATAACCTTATCGGTATAGGTGATTTATCCGGAGTGGCTCGTGAGTTTATGACTATTGACGCAAAGATAAAAGCTACGGAACAGATGGAAATATTCGGTCCGGTGGTACAGCGTTGTGTGGCAATCGTGCAAGCTGGTATGGCTCGTATTTCCCATATCAAAAACGCTGACGCAATAGAGGGAAATTATTTCGAGGTGAAGTTCGGTTCAATCTTGCCCAAGAACCTTACGGAAATTTTGCAGAACTTGGCTATTGCAAACGGTAATAAGCCTATCAATTCGCAAGAGACTATCACTGCAGAATCTCCCTATACAAAGAATGCCAAACAAGAGACTGCAACCATGAAGAAAGAAGAAAAAGAAATGGCACAAAACAGCAATCCTTTTGGTGCTACATTTCCTGCTAATCTAGATGAATGATGAAACGTAAAGGGCTTTCCTTTTATGATAGTCAGCATTTGCAAAAAATGTTGGTGCAGCAAAATGATATAACAGCTATCTTTAATCGTTTTATTGCTGCTATTTCCCCTTATCTTCAACAATGGGCAGATAAGGGGAAAGATAGTGTATGGGTAAGAAACCAGTCAATAGAAAAACGTATTGATAGGGAGTTGGTAAAGTTACAATCTGACCTACTTGCCAATATTACTCAATTCCAAATGGACGCATGGAAACGTTCTGAACTAAAGAATGATGATTTTATTTCAAGGTATATTGAGGGATTGGCTATCAGTACAGCTATAAAAGAAGGGCTGTTTGCTCATAATGCCAAAGCTATGTTGCAGCTAAAAAAAGGTATGGATATTAGGGGAAATGCCTTATCTGACCGTGTGTGGAATATTGCGGAGCTGGCAAAAGAGCAACTGGAGTATTATCTTGCATCCGGAGTATCGGTAGGCCGTAATGCCGGGCAGATAGGCCGGGATGTGCGCCAACTTCTTAAAGAACCGGACAAACGTTTTAGACGTGTGCGTGATGCAAATGGGAAACTGATTTTATCTCAGCCTATGAAGAATTATCATCCGGGCCAAGGTGTGTACCGTAGTGCGAGTATGAACGCATTGCGATTATCCTCTACGACAACCAATATGGCTTATCGTGCAGCAGACTATGAACGATGGAATGGTCAGGACTTTGTTTTGGGCATAGAGATAAGACGGTCTGATAGTAATCGTGGACCGTGTGCCCTTTGTGATTCGATGGTTGGCAAATATCCGAAAACATTCAAATTCACAGGGTTTCATCCGTTTTGCATTTGTTATGCGACTCCAATAGTTATGGAACCGGAAGATTTGGCCGAGTATTTGGTAAATGATACGATACCGGAAGAACTTGTTGTGAAAGATATACCTCAATCAGCTAAAGCTTGGGTAAACAAGAACCTTGAAAGGGCTAAAGGATGGAGCAATGAACCATATTTTATTCGTGATAATCGGCAGTTCTTTGAAGAGTTGAAAACCAATATTTATACATTGGAAGAAAAGAAGTTTACCCGTACAAGAAGCACATCTGTATCGATGCAGCGTGCTATTGATTTTCTTTCAAAGGAATATCCGAATATTTCTAATACAAGGTTGGCTGCTATACATCATTATACTAAAGCCGGAGGTAACTATCGACAGTTAAATAAACAGTTGTATAATGATAACCTTAGCGAGTTTAATAAAGCTGCCGCAATACTTATTCGTGAGGGATTGGATTTGTTGCCAACATTTAAAGGTATTACATATCGTGGTACTATAATAAAGCGAAAGGAATACGAAGCCTTGTATAAGGACAAAAAAGAGGTTGCCCACAAGATATTTACGTCATGTAGCAAATCTCCGGAAATAGCTGATATGTTTGCGAGTTATCGCCCTTTGAAAAGAAATGAAGTGAGCATAGTTTTTACGATTCAGGGTAAAAATGGAAAGGATATATCGAAAATCTCGGAATTTAACGGTAAATTTGTAGAGATGAACCAATACGAGGTTCTCTTTACAACTGATACAAGATTTGAGGTCGTCTCAATATTGGAGTTGGAAGATGAGATTAATATTGAATTGAAAGAATTATGACAGATAAAGTTAAAGTTCCGGAAGTTACAGATGAGCTTCGCCGGTATTGGAAAGAAAGGTCGGAAAGAATTCTCAGAAATTACGAAACAGGAAAGTATGATGAGAATAACAAAGCAATGATGGCTTCCGTAAGTTGGGCAAGGTTAAGCATGGAGGAAAAGGAAGAGGGATATAAAAAGTATTACTTTATGTTTGACCGCTGGCAGGCGGAAGCTGACGCCATGTGTGGATATGATGAAGACGATGAAGATTAGTATTTAAAGTTTATTTGAATATAGGCTATCCGGATGCGGGTAGCCTTTTTTTATGGTAAAAATCCTGCTCCAATATATTTTAAAGCAAAAAGACTATGGAAATTTTAGTTGCAATCAAAAAAGCTTTAAAGAAAGCAGGTATTCCAGAAAAATATGCTGCAAAGGTAAAAGCCTTGTTTAATATTGAGAGCGAGGAAAATCTGGAAAACTATGTCTCTCTTTTTAAGGATAACATTCTTCCGGATTTGGAAGCAAGCGAGCAGAACAATCAGAATGTTGTCAATAATGCTATTGCTGAATATGAAAAGAAGCATGGTCTGAAAGATGGCAAGCCTATAGAGGGAAAGGGTAAAAAAGGGAAGAAAAACAAAACAGCCGTTGACGACGATGACGATGATGTAGATGATGATTTGGATGATCTTCCGCCTGCTTTCAAAAAGATGCTTCAAGCCCAGCAAAAGCAAATCCAGACCTTGACGGATAATATTTCCACCTTAACAAAAACCGTTTCCGATTCCGGCAAAAACGCGTCTGCTAAGGCATTGTTTGATACAGCCAAGTTGCCGGAAAAATGGTTTAAGCGTATTGATGTAAATTCCGAAACATCTGTAGAAGACCAAATTAAGGAGCTTCAAGAAGAATATAAGGAAATTCGCCAAAGCGCAATATCCGATGAAGTGGATGCAGGCAATTATCGCCCGTATGTAGCACAGCCAAAAGACCGGACAGAAAAGGAATGGTTGGAAATCATGAATAAAGATGAGGGCACTGGGGATTCCAACGGGGTTGCCAGTCTCGGTATTGATTAATAATTAATCCATTGTAGCTATGTTTTTTAAGAAAGAAAAAGAATTTCAGTACCATCCTGCGGTCATAAAAATGCTCGAGGATGTTGTCGGTGGTGGTACCATTGTTCGCGCGGATTTAAGAACTGCGATTTTTGATGGTATGCCATTGGACGAATTGCCGCCATATTGCGTTGTCGGCAAAGATGAAAATGGAGGGTATCGTGTAATCAAGACTGCTTTGGTTGCAGAAGCCTTGGATGCAGAGGGGACAACTGTAAAAGTTAATAAAAGTCATCTGTTTGCTGTTGGAGATTTTGTTACTATTGGAGGGGACTTGAAAGGCGCATCCGATAAGATTACAGCTATAGACAAGAGTAATGCTGGATATGATGTTATTACCCTTGAAGCCAAGATTGGTGCAGCAAAGGTAGGCCAAATACTGGTCGGTGCAAAAGGAAAGACTACAGCAGGAAAAGCCGCTCTTGTTGTCGATTCCTCAGAGTTGGTGATAACCTTGTCAAAAGTTGATTTGACTGTCGCTAACCAATCATGCGGTTTAATGGTACGTGGAACCATTAGTGAAGGTAATATGCCCTTCCCTGTCGATGCAGGCTTGAAGGCTTTGATGCCGTTAATCAGATTCGTAAACAAGAAATCATAATTGATTTATGGAAAAAAGTTTAATCAAACAAGTAAACAAGAAAAACATGAGCGCCCGTTTAAACTCGCGCCATGTAAAACCAATGTATTACCCTAATTTCTTTACTCCCAAAAGGGTTACAAGCTTGAAATGGGAAACATTGGTTGGAGAGAAAGGTGCTCCGGTAATTGCCGATGTCGTTTCTTTTGACTCTTCCGCTCCGGAGAAGACGCGGGAAGTAATCAGCAAAATGTCCGGTGATATTCCAAAAACAGCCGTTAAGCGTGGTATGAACGAAAGCGACTATCAGGAATATAAGAATCTGGAGCGTGATGCACAAGGGGACGCAGAGCAAATGGAGTTGCTGAACCTTTCTTTCAAAGACCAGGATTTTGTGTATAATGCAGTGCGTGGCCGTATGGAGTGGTGGGCTATGCAGTATATGAGCCGTGCAGGATTTAACCTGTCTGCGAAAAATAATAACGGTATTGTAACAACAGAGTTTGTAGGTTGTGGTATGCCGGCTTCAAATAAGATGAAATCATCTGCCGATTGGGCATCTTCAAGTACTGCTGATGGTTTGCAAGACATTGAAAATGTCTTGACTGCTGCATCTGCCAAAGGTGTGAATATCCGCTACATTGTTATGCTTACTTCTGACTTTACTCTTTTGAAGAAACAGAAAGCTACCATTGATAAAATTAAAGGTTGGATTAATCAGACCTCCAAGGTTGTTGTTACAAAGAAAGTTATCAACGAGTACTTGGCTGAACAGGAGAATCCGGCACAGATTATCACTATCAATCCGGCTGTGCGCATTGAAGATGCAAACCACAAACGTACTACTGTTTGCCCATGGAAGAAGCGCCGTATCTGCTTCCTTGAGGATTTGAATGTTGGTAATATCCAGCACGGTCCTATTATGGCTGAAAATTCGGAGTCTTTGAAGAAGAAAGCAATCATGGTAAAGAAAGACTTTATCTTGGTTACAAAATTCTCTACTGAAGAGCCGTTCAAGGAGTGGACTAAGGCTGAAGCTAATGCAATTCCTGTAGTCAATGACCCGGAAGCTATGTATATCTTGCAGGCTGACGGTAAGGAATGGCCGTCAGACGAAGCAACAGAAGGTACGGATAATATTCCTGCCAAGTTCTTGGGTCAGGAAGTGGAGGATGAAAACTTAGAACCGGGTGACGAAGAATAATATAGCTATGGCAACAATCAGAGAAACGATACTGGAATATCCCTCTATTGGAGATATGGAAGGCTTCTTGGAAAAGGTAGTATTTGTAAAGCGTGGTGTTAATCCCGAAACGGAATGTACTACTGAAAACATGAAGCAAGTTGGTCTTTGTGTCGCTGATACGTACGCCATGTTAGTAAACTCACAGGATTTCAGTGAGAATAAGCTTTCTATCACTCATCCCCGTTCTTTCTATATTCAGACTGCAAAACAACTGTATATAGAAAACGGGGAGCCGGAGAAAGCCGGTAAACTCGGGAAACGAATCATTATCAAAGGAAAGGCAGGTAATAGATGGTAAAACGATATCCGCATACAGCGATAGTAACTATTTCTGCTAATGGAAAGGTTATTGACGGTGAATGGGTTCCGGGAAAACCGATTGAAATATCCGTTCCCGGACGTTATGATCCTGTAAGTGATGGTACTGTTGTCTATAAACGTAATTCAGCTGGTGATGAAGCGCAAGTACATGGCTATTTCTACACCAAAATCCAACCGCTGACTGGTAGCCAGTTTTTACGTTTGAAAGTTGATTCCAAGGGCGTAGATGTACCAATTATCTGTTGGGAATCTTATCAATCACATTCAATTATCAACGTATGAAATATGGTATGACTCCACTATTCGACCAACATTCACTAGAACGTTGGTTCGATCACTTTCAAAACCGAGCAAAAGAAAGAATATTGATACTTCTCCAAGGTGCTGGTGAAAAGTTTATCGATGTAGCTCGCCGGAACGGCTCATATAAAGACCAGACTGGCAATCTTCGTTCATCTATCGGATATGTAATTGCGAAAGACGGAAAAGTGGTTGCAGAGAACTTTACCGAAAGCGATAAAGGGACTGATAAGACAACAGGTAAGTACAAAGGTCGTAGACTTGCAGAAGAAGTATCTCTGTCTCATGTTGGTGGTTATATATTGGTTGGTGTTGCAGGTATGGAGTATGCAGCAGCCGTTGAAGCAAAAGGATATGAAGTTATTTCGGGTGCTAATACGCAATGTGAAAAATACCTGAGAGATACTTTGAAGTCAATTTTTAGCAAGATTTGATTATGGATGAATTTGACGCTGTAGATATAGTTTATAATGCTGTGGTCGCTGCGGGCACCGATGTTATGATTTACAAGGACAAATCGGAAACAGGCTTAACCAATGAACATATCGTTATCAATCATCTGCAACTGAATGAACTCGACTTCATTAATAAAGTGCCTATTAACGTCAACATCTTTGTCCCTTTGAATGAAAATGGTATGCCCCAACGTCAACGAATGAAGGAACTCAAACGAAAGGTTAGAAAGTCGCTTGATTTAATCAATAGCAATGACGGTGTATGTAAAGAAGTAACAGTCCTCTGGAGCGTTCCAATGCCGGACCTGAAAGAAGGCTTTGCTTGTACAAATATCAGATTAGAAATTTTAATAGAACAATAATTATGGCAGGAGAAGTAAGACCTATCGCTATGGGCGTAGGTAAAATTAAATTTGGAACAGTTGGTGACGGTGTTCCAGGAGCGGACCTCAAAGAATTTCCTCTTCCGACAAAAGGAAGTGTAGTATTCAACTTTGCGGATCCTAAAGAAGTAAAAATCGAGACGGAAGGAAGCGATGAACCTTTGTATGTTGAATTTGTAAAAGATACAACAGATAACATCGAATTCTCTATTCCTACTCCTTCTAACGAAATACTTAAAGAGTTGGCAGGTGGTGAAATTGATACAGCTGACGGAAAAAACATCTGGAAGAAACCAATCAATGTTCCTTCTATTTCGAAGACATTCCAGTGTGAAACATTACCCAAAAATGGTAAAAAGGTAATTTATACCGTTGTTAATGGTAAAATTACTTCTAAGATCTCACAAGCTCCCGGTTCCGAGCAAGCGGAGTTGTTACTTGTACGTGTATATATGCAGGCAGCTATTACAGCTTCCGGAGAAAAAAAGGCTGCTTTTATGCGTGAAGTTATTAGCGTGTCTGAAGGCGGAGAGGCCCCGGCAAATCCAGCAAATCCCGAAGGCGAAGAAGTAGTAGAGTAAAAATGGTTTCCTGTGTAGCTTAGTTGGTTAAAGCACTACATTAGTAGAGACCAGTGGTTCGAATCCACTCACAGGAACAAACTATTTGAAGGATGGAGCCGAAAGTATTAAAGGTTAGTCGCGAATAACTGGATATATTGTCAGGAAGTACAACTGACTAGGCTCCTTGATGAAATTTATGAGTATAAAAAACTTATTCCAACAAGAATCTGATTCTGTTACAGAACAACCTGTAAGAATCCCATTTGATTTCTCTAACCGAGATTCTATTCCTAATGGAAAGGACCCTGGTAATAGTATCGTAATAAAACCAATTACCGTTCGGACATGGTTTAGAATTCGTCCGCTTCTTCTTGAAATTGAAAAAGAAGATATTGATAGGATGATTGTAAAAAAGGGAGAGCTGCCAGAAGATTTTCCAAAAATTATGGATAAGTACGGAGAACTGCTTCTTGATATTGTATGCTTAGGTATTCATAATAAGCCAAGTGATCCGCCAAAATGGTTTAAGCAAGCTCTTGCAGACAATTCCACATGGGAAGATATACGCATATTATTCAATGCAATTATATATCGAATAGGATATCACTCTTTTTGTACCTCTATCACGATGCTTCGGAACGTGAGCCCATTGCGAGAGACGGAGATAATAGCCGCTCGGAAAAATCTACAAAGCTGGAAGGATACAACCAAAGTAGATTCTTAGTTATTGTAAAAGAAGCTCTAGGATTGACTTTTAATGAGACGCTGGATAGTAGCTATGGATTAATAGAAATATTGCTTCAGGAGTACTCCTTTGTAATGAGGGAACGAAATAAAACGACTGATGAGGACGGAGAAGTCGAAGGACGAGACTATGAATGGATAGAACTACCAAGTTTTGATAATCCAAACGAAAAGATCCGGATGAAAAGATATTATGATATTAACGGAAAAGTCAAAAGATAAAGTAATTTGCCATTGTGTTTATATATTAGGTTAACTGTTTTTTTTATTAAATTGATTTAGAGTTGTTTTTGTTCCCTTGTGTCTGTGAAGATACAGGGGATTATTTTTCATTTCTTGAAGAATCTGATTGAGAGAAGCATTATCCTGCTGTAAATTTTTAATCAATCTTTTCTGATAAGCGAGCATCCCTTCAATTCTTCCTTCACTCTTTCCTTTCTCGTAGGCAGCTTTAATCTCTTCTTCCGTATAGCTACTTTTATTCGCTATGGATACGTTTTCATTTTCCTTGGTCAT